TCCGCTGCCTTTGCAGGTGTGACATGTCACGCTGGTAGCTGCCGAACGGGAATACTCAGCAAAGGCAAAGTGCGCCAGTACCAGCATACACCAGCCAAATTCACCACCTGCAGCTTTGCGCACGTTCTTCGGTGCAGTATCCATCGCATGTCGCGCCAGCGCCTGAACCGCCAGTTGCTCATCGGTTTTGCTGATGCCTGCCTTGCCGAAGAAGACCGCCAGGCCAAAACGCGCACGGCTGCAGGTTGCTCCGATAGCGACCATTACATCTGTCCCTGTGATGCGATCCGGCGATGTATCTTTCACATCGTCGCTGATGTGCATCCCCTGAGGGCTGAAGTGTTTGAGAGCGGACTCAAGTTTCATTGTTCGCACTCCCCTACCAGGTTGAGGATAATGGCGTTTGTAACCTCGCCCAGGTCATTGAGTCTTTCGTTCTCCAGCACCCACCGGCAAACTTCCATTGCTTCTGTGCGTGTGACTGGCTTGATTGTTGTCATCAATTTTTCCAGATAATGCTCGCGATCACAGACTGAATTATGATGCCCGGAGTAACCGAATTCATAACCGAGTTCTTTGCCGGCAGCATTGCGTGAGCTATAAAGCCAGTCCCAGTAAATGAATTCACGAACAACATCAGAGAGAGTATGCGGCTCTGGCAATACGTCACGATAGCCGTCTACCATAACGCGGCGCTGATCTTCAATTTCAAACATACGACCGCAGCCAATATGGCCAGCTTCGAGTTCCTCTGGAGTCCATCCCCAGTCATAATCATCGATGAATCTCGCAGAGGACTTAATAAGTCGCTCAGCCTCTACGTCCTCCATCGCTACCTCATAGCTGCCGAACGTAGCGCGAACATCAGCAGCTTTCCTGATGTTCTTACGCGCACTCTCAATAGCCCTGGCCGGGTTATCCATGCCGATGGTACCGAAAGCTACCTGGAAAGGATCGCCGCCATTCGCCAGCAGATAACGGGAATACCGTTCCTCGGCCTCTTTTGGAGAGATTTTAATCTTCTCCAGCGCAGCGGCTGCAGCGTCCAGATGTGCCGGTTCATTCAGGCGAATGACCTCCAGTACCCAGAGATAGGCGTCGGTTTGTTTATGCCCGGTGATTCTCCGCTGCTCAGGCAGAGGTTTGATGTTTGCCAGGGCGGAGCTGTGCGCTGCCGTCGGGATGGAGAATAGTGCTTTATGTTCATTGTTATCTGTACGCATTACGCAGCCGCCTTTTTCTTGTGGAAAACCAGCTCACGAACCTGATCGCCGTTCATGAGCATGTTGTTGAAATCATCGTGATCGGGCCAGTACACGCTCACGCGCTGCAGGTCATTCTTTGCCAGCAGATTGGCATGAGCACATTCGTAAGCCGCAGCCAGTCCGGTAGCGCTGTTCTCGTCACGGTCGGCAAAAATAATCAGGTGCAGAACGCCTGCTGGTACGCGGAACTTTTTCATAAAGCCGCTGTTAATCGTTGCCCAGGTGTTCACTTTATAAATCTGGTGCGCTGATAGCGCCGTTTCGATGCCCTCTGCGATACCCAGAGTGCTGGCGACAGGAAACATGCGGATCGCTACTGAACGAGCATGATCCAGATAGTTATCTTCCTGCAGGGACTTAAGACGCTTTGCACTGCTACCGATGTCTGCTTTTTTGGTGCCATCAAGCAGAGTCTGATGCAGATAGCACAGCTCCCCTTTGTCGTCAGTAGCCAGGGAATAAAGAGACTGGAATACACACCCGTTGTGTCTCTGCTTAGCATTGAACCGGATCGCCTCAGCAGGAAGGTTGAATATTCCACGAGAGTTAAGATACGCAGCGCCGGATGTGCCACGCAGTGCCTCCAGCTTAGAGAACTTGCTCAACACACGCTTGCGTAAGCTGGTGGCGCTGCTGTTTACCGGGATTTTCACCTGCTGGTAATCATTTCCGATCAGATGGTCTATTTCGGTGCAAATCTCGTTAAATGGCTTCCCCTGTGTCAGGGTGACAAGTTTCATACCATCGCCACTACCACATACACAGATCCATGTCCCGGCACCGTCGCGGTCGTCAATGCGGAACTTGCCACGTGCACCGCATACCGGGCACTCGCCCCTGTAGTGATTTTTTCCGGTTATTGGCGGCAGGTCGAAATGCTCTAAAATTTCAGGCCAGCGGCCTTTCGCCGCTTCTGCTGTTTTCACGCGGTTCTTCTCCCAAGCATACTGCGAATATTCTCTACCTGGCGTTTTGCACTTATTACCTTGTGGGTAATGTCTGAGTCGGGAATGGGGCTGGCAGTTTCAGCTGATGCGGCCGCCTTCCCCTTTCCTTTTGCATATCTGATAAGTTTGTGTCTGATGTAGTTGCTTACCTCTGGGGTAATTTCCATCGGGAAGTCACTCAGGTCATTCGGCCATTCACCGAACTTTTCCCGGAAGGTGTGAGCGCACCAGCCATCACTGACGGGCTTTTTCCCCTGCGATACGCGCTGGCGCTGATAAAACTTGATCTGACTCCACCAGGCCTGTTTCTGTGCCTTTGTGGATTGGTGCTGGTTTTTACCCAGCTTTTTGAGTTTGCGGCCGGTGTCAGTATCGACGTCCTCACCGCCCAGCGGCTTATGTCCGCATTTCGGGCATACGTACACACCAGCGGGTTTCATGTAGTGGCATTGAGAACATTCGTGCGGCAGCTTTTCGGCCCGTTCCTCATCTGCGCGGCGCACACTTTCCTCCATGCCGTCAGACTTACCGGGGAGATCGTCATACTCGATAGAATCCGGATAACCAAGGCGGTGCACAGTGCCGCTGTGATCGAAGATGAGGCAGGACTCTTTACCCGGTGCAGTGCGCAGGCCACGCCCGAGCGCCTGCAACCAGCGAATTTCGCTTTTTGTTGGTCTGGCGTAGATGATGCAGCGAACGTCACTGTCGAATCCGGCAACCAACACGCCCACGCTGACGATGATTTTCGTGGCGCCAGTTTCAAAACGATGGATGATAGTCTGACGTTCTTCTGTTGGCGTGTCGGCGGTCATGACCTCAGCATTCACGCCAGCCTGGTTAAACTGAATAGTCAGAAAATTGGCATGGGCTACGTTCACGCAGAACGCAATTGTCGGCAGGTCACGTCCGTTCTCCAGCCAGTTCTGGACAATATCGCCCACCAGCGTAGAGCCACACATAATTTCAGCCAGCTGCGTTTCGTTGTAATCATTGCCGTACTCAAGCGAAGACTTGGTTTTTACGCCTTTCAGATCCGGCTTTGTTGGCGCGTAAAATTCGTATTTACTCAGATCGCCACGCTGGATCAGCTCGCCGATGGTAGTCGGCTTAATCAGTCGGTCATAGTATTTGCCCAGGAACGGGGAAAATGGCGTACCCGACAGGCCAATCACTTTTACGCCTTTGCCGCGCAGGCGTTCGATGTCCTTCAGGATGCGTTTTTTACGCAGGTGAGCTTCGTCGATAATCAGCAGATCGATATTGTCAGGAAACACACGGCGAATCAGAGTGTCGGCGCTGGCAATCTGGATTTTCCGGTCCGGATCGTAGTTGGGGTGATCCGCCCAGATATAACCGATGTCATCCCCCGGTAATCCGTACTCCACGAAACGATTAGCCGTCTGACCAATCAGGATGGTGTACGGCGCACAAAACAGAACACGCATACCACGGCTGACGAACCCGGCAACGATGAAGGCTGCTAACCCCGTTTTGCCGCTGCCAGTGGGCGCATACACCATGAAAGTATTATGCGACTTCCAGTCACGGCGCAGCATGTTCAGCGCGCGTTCCTGTGCAAAATTCGGCGTGATCGTCAGCTGCATTGTGCGGCCCCCGCGGTAATGTGATAATAATTTTGTGATGTGGTTTTCATGGATTCCCCCTCACATGGCTGGTGGCCTCCCCAAAGGCTGCCAGCCTCCCTTCTGATTCAGCTCCCCTGAAAAATCACTCTTCCAGAAAGAACCCTTTTTGTTTCTCAGTGCCTGCCTTTCCGTACTACCTTGCTGATACAGGCGTTTTTATTACTGCTCTACTACAGAGATCTACTTAACCTATGGATCTCTCCTGTTGGAAAAGGCGCTATTCCTCCCCCTACACCCAATCCCCCCTTACCCCCCTTTCCCTCTTCCCCATAAAAACGTACTACTTTCCTAGTACATATGAGGATTTGGGTCAGTTGGTTGCCAACCTGAACAGGCACCTTTAAGCCTGTTTCTGTTCGGGTACCTTTAAACCCGAAACAATCAGGATCGCGATTGCGATCCTGCCAGGGGAGGTTCGGCGGTATACCCCTGTAAGGCTCTGCCCTGATTTCTCACAAACAGGCGAAGCCTTGTGTTTGCCTCATGCCTTGCCCGGTTCTCCTTTCGGAATGAAACCGACTCGGTGTCGAATGTGATTTCATAAACCTCTGCGTACTTCAGCGCGACTTTTCGACGGAGGGACGGAGGCAAACTCAGTAACTGCTGTTGAATCCATGCAGCGTCCGCCAAGCTGTAGACCGATGGCAGCTCTACCTGTACATAATCCGGGTACATATCGCCTCCGGTAATCTGTCACGCACTTTCCTAATGTGTTTTGTTTGGTACATTGGGGTGTGAATAAGGGATTTCGGCATCTAAATGGCAAAGGATCGCTACGTCTTCCGGTACACCACGTCTCGCCCACTTACCAACAGCTTGACTACTTCTGGCCTTTCCTCTTCGAGGGAAATGCTTACCAATGGCGGTATTTGTTTTGAATCGCTGTTTGAGAATTTCATATAGGGTCATGTCGAACACACTCTTAACGAAACTATTGTATCCATCAATACTAACAAACAGAATCCAAAGTATCAAAAATATTTGCTACTTTGGTTTCACTACATCCGGAGAACCAACTATGAGCACACTGGCAGAACGTCTTAACGCTTCACGCATTAGCGCAGGGCTAACTCAAGAGGCCTTAGCGAAAAAAGCTGGGGTAACCCGAGTAGCGATCAGTAAAGCGGAGCAAGGGCTTACCAAAAGCTTTAATGGCGATACGCTCTTCAAAATAGCGGCAGCGCTAGGGTGTAATCCCCAATGGTTGCAGTCAGGAAAGGGCGAAGAAAAAGCATGGAGTACAAACATCAAATCAACCACGCAGCCGGATATCAGGTATTCATATCCAATGTTAAATTGGGTCCAGGCTGGTCATTTTTCTCAGTGTGGTGATAACTATAGTATGTATGATATTGATAACTGGAAGGAATCTGTTAAATATGCTGGCGAACGAGGGTTTTGGCTCGAAGTCCATGGTGATTCAATGTCATCACCTGTCGGGGTAAGTTTCCCGGAAGGCATGTCAATATTAGTAAACCCAGAAGCCGAGCCTTACTCTGGTGGTTATGTTATAGCCAGAAAGAAATCTTCAGATGAGGTGACGTTTAAAAAATACATTTATGACATGGGGAGAGAGTTTCTTAAACCTCTTAACCCCCAGTATCCTGTGATAGAAATGAATAACGACTGCGAGATTATCGGTGTTGTTGTCGATGCAAGATGGGATATATTTTAATTTATTAATCAACGAGATGCCGGGTAATCCGGCTTTTTTTTCGCTTAAAATAGAAAAAAAAGTATCAAATCCACTTGCGAACGATTGATACTTTGGTTACATTCAATTCGTCAAGTAATTATTCACTGAGAGGGGAAAAATGATTGCACATACTGAATGTACAACTTATTGCTTGGATGAATTAAGTAAATTAACGAAACTCTTATCGTTATTAGGACAGTCCGTAACGGATGAGAAGGCTGATCTGGATGATATAGAGGGATGTCTCGGGATTGCATGGGATATGGCTAATACTATTCATAAAACACTCAGTAAAACCATTCAGGGGGTTGAGTAAAAATGAAAACCTTCAAAGGTCTCACCCTGGAGCCTGAAACCGCTTTTCGTCAGATCGCGGCATTAATTGAAGCGGGATTAATTATTTCGGTTACCAATACAAATGACAAGTCAGATCTTAGTGACTGCGTTTTTATTCTGGCCAGACAATACGCAGAAGCAGCTCACGATTACGCGATGGAGAACGGAAAGTGAAAACACCGCTCAACATGCCTGAATAAATCTCACAAACGGCGGCGTATCTATCAGGTATATGAAGGAGGAAATCATGACTGATATCTCATTAGAACAAGCAACAGAAAAAGCATGCCAGGTCGAAAGTCTGTTACGAATGTTCGAAAGCTACCCGGACACGTTGAGCGAAACGGAATTATCATCTGTAATCACTTTAATCCGTCGCTTATCTGGTGAAGTGCATGCATGGTTTATCGAAGAGCAGGCAGACAGGGGGAAGGATAAATGACTATATCTTTAATCTCAGCCAGAAACAGGATTAAACAGGCTGAAGCTGTGCTTGGTGCCTGGCTTGAAAGCCCAAGAGATGATTACGAAGCAACATTAATATCCGCCATCATCACCCTGATCGAAGGCGTTGAAGAATCAATTAAAGAAGCAGATACAAAACTGAATAGTTTAATTAAATAATAAAACATGATTAAACAAATTAACTGTGTCTTAAACGGCAGGGATACCTATAACCTGAACTTACAGGAGAGTTAACAATGGCTTTCATCAAAGACAAAGCTGCGTTTAAAACAGCTCAACTCTTTCACGCCTCCGGCTACAGCATCATCGCAGAATTATATTTGCGCAAAGCGTACGGGAGGTAAATATGTGGAACCCGGAAGAAAATGACAACATTGAAGACGCGGCGATCTCCGCCAGAAGTCTTAATGAACTACTGGACCTGATGTATATCAGCTTTAAAAAAATGAACCCTCTCCAGACTGAGAGACTTTTGGGTCTTGCTCTCAATATCTCATCAGATATTTCTGTCTGGATGGATGAAGAGGAGAAGTGCCGTGAAAAACAACACTATTGAAATTTACCGTCGTAGAATTGCAATTGCAGCACTGGGGAGAATGAAGCGTAAGACGGGTAGTAATTGTGTCATCGTTAATATGCCCAATGGTGATATTCAGAAGATAGATTTCGACGAAAAATCGATGCTGACACTGTTAATGCGTTTTGAAAGACAGGCATGCAGTGAATACGGAATTTCAGAATCCACTTCTTTTATTCGCAGTACGTATAGGAACAGCCTTGATATTAACGGGCATACGGAATACCTGACCGAGACAGGAAAACTTATTGTTGATGAGTTACTCGGTGAAGTCATTACCTGGGCAAAAGAGAAATATTTCAGCGGAGGAATTAACTGATGAACTCACAGCAAATGATGACGTATTGCGGCATGCAGATCCCACCACCAGTTCTGAATATCGATCTGCACGTTTTGCCGAACTTCACTGGGCGCGTGGTTCTTTATATCGAAAACGGGCGTGTTATATGCGATCGGCAACTTCTGGATGATGAACACGTTTGTTCTCTGGACTCTTTTATCGAAATAGCTCGTGAAGCAGGAATCCGTTTTGAGGAGATATCAAATGTTGGATAACCGCACAGCCAGCGCAATTGACCTGGCATTACAGAAGCACCATACGCCAGTCGGCGACCTTTACGCTGCTATCCGGCACGGGCGTATGAAGCGCTGTTTTAGCCGGGACACTGCGATCCGCTGGCTGGCCCACTTTCTGACATCGCACTCTTTCACACGGTCCGGCTTAAAGCAGCGCCACCCTGATTTTCTGGTTGAGCAGGACCATGGCGAACAGGTATGGCGCCGTGGCGAAACCACCGACGCATACCATCGCGCCCACCAGCGCTGCGTTCGTCGTCTGCGCCGCATTCTGGCCCGTAAACGTGAAATGGGAAAGTGGTACCAGAAATGGGACTCAATGCACGAACGCTACGTGAAAGAGCGGGAAGAACTTCAGGCCAGCAAACCGTTTTGAGGGAAAATCAGATGAACACGGTAACCATCAATAACAAACAACTTCCGGAAGTCGAATATCGCGGTCAGCGTGTAGTGACGTTGAAAATGATTGATGAAGTTCACCAGCGCCCGGAGGGAACAGCAAGAAAACGTTTTAATGACAACAAATGTCGTTTTGTAGAGGGCGAGGATTACTTCGTCCGAAATTCGGACGAAGCCCGTGAAATGGGGGTTACAGCACCAAATGGTATTATTTTTCTTACTGAATCCGGCTACCTGATGCTTGTCAAATCTTTCACTGACGATTTGGCCTGGAAGGTTCAGCGCGAGTTGGTTAACAACTATTTCCGCACCCGTGAACCCCTGACCGAAATCGAGATGATTGCTGCGATGGCCGCTGATGCCGTTCGCCAGCAAAAGCGCCTGAATCAGGTTGAAGCGCAGATAGAGACAGTAGCGGAAACAGTAGAAAACATTAAACGCGGAAACATGCGTGCCGGATACATAGGCTATCGCCAGCTGGTAGCTAAAAGCGGTATGACCGACGCGAAATGTCGCAATCTGGTAAACGCTTACCGTATCCCGACCGATACGCATGAATTCATGACGCCGGATGGCCTCTTGTCCCGTAGGGCTATCGTGAAACTTGAGCCATTCATGAGCGCATTTCGACAGATGATGTCGGAGGCGGAACCGCGAGGTACTCGCTGGTATCACCCAAAGATGGGGTTATTCCAGGCGCTCGGGTGGGAGGATAAAGCATGATCATCCAGTCGAAACTCATTCGCGCAGCGCTGGTATGCGCTGCTAAAAACGACGTTCGCTATTACCTGAACGGTCTTCACATCACGCCGAAGTACATCGAGGCCACTAACGGACATGTTGCGCTGCGTATCGAGCACGGTATCAGGACGAAAAAAAATATCATCGTTCAGTTTGAAGGACCGGTTCCCGCAAAAGCAGAAACTACCGAACTGGTATTCAACAAAGAGGCATTTGCTATTCACCGCGACGCATTCGAGCGCAGGATTTCGATCACCGGCATCAGGTTGGTTGACGGACACTTTCCTGACATGGAGCGCGTTATGCCGAAAAAAGTGGATTTCAGTATCAATCCGGTTATCCAGGCTGAATATCTAAGTTATCCGGAAAAGATGTTTGGTCGCGAGCGGAAGTTTATTCCCGTTCAGTTACGCCCGTCCGTCGAATATGGCGCGGTACGCATCCAGTTTGATCCAGCGATCAACGCCACATACGGCAATCCGGAGTTCGTTGTTATGCCGTGCCGTGATGATGCATTCAAAATTGTTGAGGATCATCTGGCATGAAAATCGAATACCAGGACTACGGCGCCGTGGCAAACATTGTGATCACCAGCACTGTATTTGAGTTTCGTAAACATAACCGTGTTGTCGACACTGCTCTTTTTTCAACCTTAGGAATAGTTGCAAATCGTAGTGGAATATTCTTTATGAAGTCGGTTTTATCCGGTAAATCTCGCGATATGTTGCGGGCTTACAAAACAATCCTGCGGGAGGAGCAACGATGAAAAACGGCCTGCACTACGCCTACCCCAATCCGAGCAGTACGACTCCCGGGGGAATGACTTACCGACAATACCTGGCTTCCTGTCTTGCTCCGGTAATGCTCACGAATTTTCTCAGCAATGATGCCTGGCAGGATTACGACGACCTCGCCAGCACCCTGATGATGGCGGTCGATGCCATCATCGAAGCCGAACAGGAAAGCGCAAAATGAGCAAAATTCAAAACCCTGTATTACAACGCCTGGAATCACAGACTGGCGAGAAATGGGAGAGAGCGGTTAACGATGTCACCACTGGTACACCGTTGACCATCACCCTGCCAGATACCAGCTCGAAAGCATTCTGGAGCGGTAGCGGTAAAACGGAGGTATTCCATCAGGAAATCTATAAACGCCAGGTGAAAGAAGCGATCGAGCGGGCTTGTGTTATCGCCGGGATCGGTGTGGAGGTGAAGTAATGACCAGCAAACGCCGTCTCAGACGCAAGCAGTGCGGATGTAAAAAAAGACATAAGACTGCTGACGGTGCGCAGATAGAACTCTGGATTATTCGTAAACGTTACGGACATCAGGGGCAGATGGGCGTTTACCGCTGTCCGTTCTGCAATAACTATCACGTCGGGCATACACCAGGGCGTAACGGGATCGGTTCAGGTTATGGAAGGTGGAGATGAACAAAGAATTTGAGATATGGGTGCTCAGGAGGTATGGAAACCGCTATGACCTGACGCGGGATATCGAGGGATTTTACTGTCGTGAAATAGTGCGACGCATGTTTGATGTGTGGCGCTACTGCCGTGGACTGAGCGTGGTGTGAGGTGGGTATGCAGACAATTATCTATCAAATAGTCCCCAATGAGTGGGTCACTGAAAAATTATTGATTGCAGCTACGGGATTAAAACCCGGGACAATACTACGCGCCCGTAAAGAGTCGTGGTTGCTCGGTCGCGAGTACAAGCATGTAGCCCCTGGCGGACATCCGAAGCCCACCAGCGAGTGTATGTACTACATTCCGGAGATTAATCGCTGGATTAAAAACCAGCCTGATCCGAACTTCGATCTTTGACTTAATCTGATGAGGCGGTAATCTGATGAAGCTCTTGGACGCAGGAGGAATTATGGCTAAACCAGCCTATCCAACCGGCGTTGAAAACCACGGAGGTAAACTCCGCATCTGCTTCCACTATAAAGGGAAGCGCGTGCGTGAAAATCTGGGGGTGCCTGACACCCCTAAAAATCGCAAAATTGCAGGTGAGTTACGGGCGTCTGTCTGTTTTTTGATTAAGACAGGTAGTTTTAACTATGCGGAACGATTTCCTGACTCGCCAAACCTGAAACAGTTCGGCGTGGTGAATAAAGATATCACCATCGCTAAACTTGCGGAGAAATGGCTCGGGCTTAAAGAAATGGAAATATCAAGAAACACGATGATTCGTTATGAGTCGATCGTGAAAACGAGTGTTTCTTTGCTTGGGGGACAGGTTCTTGCTTCTGCTGTAACACAGGAGGATCTGCTCGTTTTCAGGCGGGAACTGATGACTGGTCATCAGGTAGTGAGGCCAAACCGTGAATTAACACCAAAGGGACGTAGCGTGGCAACAGTAAATTCTTATATGGGGATTATCTGTGGAATGTTCCGGTTTGCAGCAAGCAACGGTTATATTTCACAGAACCCGTTCAGTGAAATATCTACGCTGAAACGTGCAAAAACTGAACCAGATCCACTCACAAGGGAAGAGTTTACGCGACTCATTGACGCCTGCCACCACCAGCAAATCAAAAATATCTGGTCACTTGCAGTTTACACTGGCATGCGACATGGAGAATTGTGCGCACTGGCGTGGGAGGACATCGATATTAAGGCGGGGACTTTGGTTGTCAGGAGAAACTACACTCAGGCTAAAGAGTTCACCCTGCCGAAAACCCAGGCAGGAACCGACAGGGTGATACATCTGACACAACCTGCAATTGATACATTAAAAAATCAGGCATCACTCACGAGGCTGGGCAAACAGCATAAAGTCGAAGTGAAGCTACGCGAATTTGGCCGGACAAGCGCACATTCATGTACCTTCGTGTTCAATCCTCAGCTTACCACACGCTCAGGAAAGTCCGGAACACATTATGCAGCAACGTCACTAAACAGGATATGGGAATCGGCGATGAAACGAGCCGGTTTACGATACAGAAAAGCGTATCAGTCCCGACACACTTATGCCTGCTGGTCACTCGCTGCTGGTGCCAATCCAAACTTTATTGCCGCACAAATGGGGCATGCAAATGCTCAGATGGTCTATACAGTATATGGTGCATGGATGTCCGATAATAACCAGTCACAGGTTGATATACTGAATCAGGGACTGGCGGACACTGCCCCAAGGGTGCCCCAAAAAGGGATATTAGAAAATTTAATTTAG